GGTGACGCGCGAGGATTTCGGGAACCCTAGGGGGTGGGCCTTGAAACCCTCTGTTAGACTCCGAATGGCCCAGCGGCCCGTATTCGGGTGGCGCTGGCCAACGCCGAAGCGCTCGTGATGGAGGCTCAAAAATGAAAAACGAGTTCGATGCCTCGCAAGAAATCAAAGCCCAGTCGGGCGGCCAGTGAGGTTAAGAAGGGTCACGGCGCGCAGATCGATACGGCCGAGGTGTCCGCGCCGACCCTTTCGAATCTGCTGTCGGTGTCGGAGGTGCAACTCGGCCGGCTGGCGGCGGTGGGCGTTATCCTCCGGACCAGGTTCGGCAAATATGACCTCTGGCAATCGGTCCGCGCTTACGTTGTCCACCTTCACCAGCGAATCCGCGACGGCCGCAGCGCGCCGGCGGAGCACACCCTCGATCTCGCGTCCGCCAAGATTCGGGAAACGAAGGAACGGGCTGACAAGCTCTCCCTCGACAACGCGCGGCTCCGGGGGGACCTCGTTTCGGTTGATCAAATGGTGGCCATTCTCGCCAGCTTTTTGGGTGCGGCTCGCGAGCGGATCATGGCCAGCGGTCTGGACCCTGATGAGAAGGAGCGAGTGCTCGGTGACCTGTCCGGCCTTCTGAACCTCGCGGCCGAAAAACATGAGCGCAACGGCAACGGTGCTTCGAAGACTGGCAGCCCTCCTGGCTCCACCGCCCCGGTTCAATTGCCTGCAGTGGGCGGACCGCCACCGGTTCCTCTCCCGGGAATCCTCAGCCCAGCCGGGCAAGTACCTTTCCGCCCTGGCCCCGTACCAGCGTGAACCGCAGGAGGCGGTGACCGATCCGCGGGTCCCGAGTGTCTGCCTTCACTGGGCAGCGCAGTTGGGCAAGACGGAGATCCTCTCGAACATTGTCGGATTCTTCATCGACGCCGAACCGGCGCCCATCCTGATGGTGCAGCCGACGGTTGAGATGGCGCAGGCCTGGAGCAAGGAGCGCCTGGCGCCGATGCTCCGGGATACGCCGGTCCTCTCCGGCCGGGTCCGGGAGGCGCGGTCCCGGGATTCCGAGAACACCATCCTGCACAAGACCTTTGAGGGCGGGAATATTGCGATCGTGGGGGCGAACGCTCCCAGTGGTCTCGCCGGCCGGCCGCGGCGGGTGATCCTCCTGGACGAGATCGACCGCTATCCGCCCTCGGCCGGGACCGAAGGTGACCCGTGCGCGCTCGCGGAACGGCGCGCGGAAAGCTTTTGGAACGCGATAGTCATCAAGACATCCACCCCCACCATCCGTGGCGCCTCGAGGATCGACGTCGCCTGGGAGGAAAGCGACCAGCGCGAGTGGTGGTGTCCCTGCCCGCGGTGCGGCCATTTTCAAATCCTGCTTTGGGCGCAGGTGCAGTGGCCGAAGGACGAACCGCAGGCGGCCTGGTACGAATGCGCCGGGTGCCAGGCGCATCTGAACGACGCCGAACGCATCGCCATGGTTCGGCGAGGGCAGTGGCGTCCGCGCCATCCCGAACGGCGGCCGCGCGGGTATCACATCAATGGGATCGCCACCCCTTTCCGGTTCGGCCGGGGGTACGAGAACCGGCTCCATCAAATGGCGGCTCAATTCCTGGACGCTCGCGCCGCCGGATCGATGCGGCTGCGCGTGTGGGTCAACACGTTCCTGGCCGAAAGCTGGGAGGAACAAGCTGAACGAATCGCCGAGGGAGAGCTTATGAAACGAGCGGAGGCTTATGGTCCCACGGTCCCGGCCGGAGTGCTCGTGTTGACCGCGGGGTGCGACGTTCAGGCCGATCGGCTCGAGGTGGAAATTGTCGGGTGGGGATTGGGAGAAGAGAGCTGGGGTGTTCAGTACAAGGTGATCCCTGGCCGGCCGGATAGTGCAGGGCCATGGCTCGCGCTTGAGGAGCATCTGAATCAGAAATGGACGCGGGAAGACGGGCTTGAGCTTCGGGTGGTGGCGGCCGGCATCGACTACGGCGCCTTCACCGACGACGTCCTTCGGTGGACCAGGTCGCGGTTTGCGCGCGGCATCCTCGGGGTGAAGGGCAGCCCCACCATGGGGGCGCCCTTCATCAGCGCCCTCCGGCGGAACAACCGGCATAAGGCGGCCGTCGTCACCATCGGGACGGACCAGGCGAAGGCGCTTCTCTATTCGCACCTGCAGCTCGAGGAGCCAGCTCCCGGTTACTGTCATTTCCCGCAGGGCGCCGGGTACGACGCTGCTTTCTTCTCCGGGCTCACGGCGGAGGAATTGCGGATCACCTTTCGGCGTGGGTTCGCGGTTCGCGAGTGGCACAAGACGCGCGCGCGCAATGAAGCCTTGGACGCGCGGGTCTATGCCTTCGCCATGCTCCGGTACCTGAACCCAAATTGGCGACGGCTCGAGGCTGGTCTGGCGAAGAGACTCGCGGCGCCGACAACCTCGGCCGCGGGCCGGGAGACTCAATTGCCGGTGTCCCGGCCCACGCCGCCGGCGCCCGGCAAACCGTCAATGCGCCCCTTCTCCACGGGACAGCGCCGGGGGTTCGCCGGCGGGTGGCGCCGATATTAGCGGCTGAAGCCTGCACTAAATTTGATGCAACGGCATTTGACGTGCATCAAATTTGATGCAACTTTATCGCCGTAATGAGTCGCGCAGAGAAGCTGATGGAGAAGCTCAAAGAGGGCCGGGAACTCACCATTGCCGAGGTGCAGGTGATCCTTCGCCGGTTGGGTTTCTCCCTGCAACGGATTCAGGGCAGCCATCGCATCTGGCGACGCGGGCCGGGTGAATTGGTCGTGATAGCGACGCACCGCAAAACGATTCCCGAGTACCAAGCCAAACAAATCAGAGCCTTCCTTCCATGAAGAAACACACCTACTCCACTCAGATCTGGTGGGACGAAGTCGACCTGTGCTTCATCGCGGTTGCTCCGGCGCTATCCGGTTGCATCACCACGGGGCGCACTCGAGTTGAAGCGGCAAAGCACATCGAGGAGGCGATCGATGCCTGCCTCCGGGTGATGCACAAATGCGGCGATCCCATTCCGGCGCCCGATGCACTGGCGGAAGAGCTGACCGTCCTTCGTCCGATCCTGAACCTTTCGAGGCTGGCGAATCTTTCCGGGGTCAACCAGCGCACGCTCGCCAGCAAACTGCGCCGCAAAACCAAGCTCTCGCGGGAAGAGTCCATCGCGATTCGCCACGTACTGTCAGGCCAGCCGGGGCCGAAGGCCTGAAAGGAAAGGCCCTGAGTATGAGCCTCGTGAGAGTCAAACGGGAAGACCTCAAGCGATTGTCCGAGGCCGATCGAGAGCGCTTGCGCAAGCTGGCGGACAAGCCGGTCGATTGTTCGGATATCCCGGAATTGTCGGACGATTGGTTTGACCGTGCGCAGCGAGCAGTGCTGCTGAAGGTCCGTAAAACGAAGGTGGCAAAATAACCCCCATACTTTGCCGCCCTGCGGCTCGCGACGTTGGGCCAACATCGCGCTTTTTGCGGCCCCCGGACAGCCCTCGGGGGCCTTTTTATTGCGCCTGCCGGTTGCCGCTAAAACCCGAACGTTCCGGGCAAGGTTGGCATGCCTTGTGGTTGTTCCGCGACTGGGGGTCCCCCTGCAAGCTGGGTGCAGGGGGATTCCGTCGCCTGGACGGTCTCGGCTCCTGCCCACCCTTCGGCCTCCGGCTGGTCCCTCAAGACGTCCCTTCGGCCGGCCGGTGCGGCCGCGGTTGTGGTGGACGGGGTGGCCTCGGGTCCGACCGAGTACCGGTTCGCCCTGACCCCGGCTCAAACGAGCGCAATGCCGGCCGGCGCCGTCGCTTGGCAAACCCGGGCCAGCAACCTGGCCCTGGTCGAAACGATCGCCGCCGGCCGATCGCTCTCCTGCCCGGACCTGACCGCGCCTGGCTTCGATCCGACCACGCCGTCCGAGCGCATGCTCGCCGCCCTCCTGGCGATTGGTCCCCAGGTCATGGCGAGCGGGTACGCCAGCATGACCGTTGACGGGATGCTCGTGCAGTTCCGGAGCCTGGACGAATACTTCCGCGCCCTGGCCTCGACCCGTCAGCAGGTGGCCGAGGAGAAAGCAGCCCTCAGTCCGTGCGAAGGAGGGACCGGCGCCCGCGGGAACCGGCGGCGGATCCTGGCCCGGTTCACCACGCCATGAAGCTCTTGCGCCGGTTCCTCGGCCTTTTGGGGTACATGCCCATGGGCGCCGCGCGGGCCTCCATGACCGGCGCCCTCCGGACCTTCCAGCGCCAGCGTCGCGGGTACGACGCCGGCGCCCAATCCCGGCTCACCCTCGATTTCTCCGGGAGTTCGCTCAGCGCCGATTCCGACCTGGTCCGGCAGCTCCGGCTCATGCGCGGCCGCTCCCGGCAGCTGGTCAAGAACGAGCCCTACGCGCGCCGGTACGCGCGCCTGGTGGAGAAGAACATTGCCGGTCCGGCTGGCGTGCAGCTCAGCATCCTGGGGCGGGGGGACGACGCCTCCGCGGCATTGCGGCTTTCGCGGGAGGAGGCGAACGCCATCGAGCGGCGGTGGATCCAGTGGGGTTGCTCCGCCTGGTGCACGACGGGCGGCCGCACGTCCTGGCCGCAAGTGCAACGCCAGGCCCTCCGGAACGGGTGCACGGACGGGGAAGTGTTTTGCCGGCTGGTTAGAGACCAGGCCAATCCGTTCCTCCTTTCCCTGCAGTGGTTTGTTCCTGAGCAGCTTGACGAGCAGCTCAACTCCGGCGCCCAGGCGGGCGGGGAGATGCGCCTGGGGGTTGAGTTTGACGCCCAAGGTCGGCGCCTGGCTTACCACCCGTACCGGCAGAATCCGGATGATTTCCTCGGGGGAATGCAGCGGGTTGGCCGTGGGGAACGGTTGCGGATTCCGGCCGAGGAAATGGTGCACTGGTACATGGAGGATTTCATCGGCCAGACCCGTGGGGTCCCCTGGCTTTTCAGCGCCATTGCCCGGATCAATATGTTGGGCGGGTACGAAGAGGCGGAGCTCGTGGCGTCTCGGGTGGCCGCTTCGAAGATGGGTTTCATCGTTCCTCCGGTTGGCACGGAATACTCCGGCGACGGGCAAGACGAACAAGGGAACACGATCGTCGAAGCTCAGCCTGGTACCTTTGAAGAGCTGCCGGCCGGGTCCGACCTCAAGCAGTTCGATCCTCAACACCCGAACGCCAACTTCAGCGCCTTTGCCAAGAGCATGCTTCGTGGGGTGGCCGCCTCCGGGGACATCTCGTACCACACGCTGACCGGGGACCTCGAGGCCGTGAATTATTCCAGCGCCCGTATCGGGCTCCTGGACGAACACGACGGCTACTCGGTCCTCCAGGATGAATTCATCCAGGGCTTCTGCCGGCCAATCTTCCGCGCCTGGCTCGTGGCCCAGGCCTATGTCGGAGCCATCCCTCTCTCGATCGAGGAGGCTCGCGAGTTTGACCAGGTCCTGTGGCGCCCCCGCGGTTGGGCCTGGGTTGATCCGCAGAAGGAGATTGGCGCCGCAACGCAGGGGGTTGCGTTGGGGGTCCGAAGCCGGACGCAAATTGTGGCGGAGCAGGGCGGGTCCTTCACACAGACGATTCAGGAATTGGCGGCCGAGAAGAAGGTCCTCGAAGCCGCGGGCCTGGCCGCGGATCCGGCGGCGGCCGGGGCTCAGCCGGGCGCCCCCGCGGGTGCGGCGGCCGCGGACGATTCCGGGGATGAAAAGGACGGCGACGGCGAAGCCCCCCGGGCCCCGAGCCGGTCCGGCAATGGACACTTAAAACCCGAACGTTTTCCCGGAGGGTAGATGCCGGTCCAAATTGCAGACGCAACGTTGACCACCGAGGGCCTCCGCGGCCGGTTGCACCGGTGCATTGAGCTTGCCCGGGACACGGTCAACCAGGAGGCCCGGACGGTTCAGCTCTCGGTGAGTTCCGAGGAACCCTGTTCGCGGTGGTTCGGGTTCGAGATTCTCGACCACGGCCGCAGCTCGGTTTCGATGGACCGGATGAAGAACCGGGCGCCCCTCCTCCTGGGGCACGATACCGATCGGCAGATCGGCGTGGTCGAAAAGGCCTGGATCGAAGACCGCCGGCTCCGCGCCGAGGTTCGCTTCTCCCGCAGCCCCGAGGCGGACGTCATCTTCAAGGACATCGTCGACGGGATCCGCGGGAAGATCTCGGTTGGCTACCGCGTCAACGCGGCCGTTTTGGAAAAGACCGAGGGCAATAACGACACCTACCGGGTGACATCGTGGGAGCCCCTCGAGGTTTCGGTGGTCAGCGTCCCGGCCGATGACTCGGTCGGAGTCGGAAGGCAACTCGATCCACTTTCTCAAATGAACACTCAGCCAAACACTCCGGCGACGCCGGCCGTTCAAACCCGAACCAACGACCAGGTTCCGGCGCCGACTCCTGTCGCCACGCCGCCCGTAAGCGCGGTGACGGTGACGAACGACCAGGGCGACGGCGCGCGGATCGCTCGTTTCGGCCAGGCCTTTCCGCAGCATCAGGTGGCGGCCATGCGCGCGATCTCCGATGGCACGCCCTTCGTCCAGTTCATGGACGACGTGCAACGGCCCGTGCGTTCCTCGGCTCCCTCTCCGGCTCGCCAGCCGGTGGACCCGAATATCGGCATGAGCCATGGCGAGGTTCGCCGATTTTCGATCTTGCGAGCCATGGCCTCGATCGCATTCGAGGGCGGACTCACCGGCCTGGAGCGGGAGGCCTCCGACGCCTTCGCTCAACGGTTCTCACTCAAAACGAACGACCGCAGCTTTTACATCCCCTTCGACGTGCAGCGCTCGTTTGTCAGCGCCACGCGCGCGGACCTGGCGGCTGGCTCCGGCGCCCTGGGTGGCGCCACCGTTCAGACTGATGTACTCGGTTCCGAGCTGATTGAGCTCCTGCGCGCGCGCCTGATCGCCGGCATGCTCGGCGTTCGGACGATGTTCGGGCTGCAGGGGAACGTTTCCATTCCGGCTGTCACCGCCGGCGCGACTGGCGCCTGGTTGGCGGAGGCCGCGCCGATCGTGCCCAGCGCGCAAACGTTCGGGCAGGTCCCGCTCTCGCCCAAACGCTACGGGGCGGCGACGGCTTACTCCCGCCAGCTCGTGGTTCAGAGCACCATCGACGTGGAGGCCTTTGTCCGGGACGACCTGGCGGCCACCATCGCGCGCGGGTTCGACCTCGCGATCATCGCGGGCAGCGGCGCCGGCGGGCAGCCCACCGGCATCCTCGCCACCAGCGGAATCGGCACGGTCACCTTCGGTGGCGCGGCGACCTGGCCGAAGGTCCTGGATTTCGAAACCGCGGTGGCCAACGCCAACGCGGACTTTGGCAGCCTGGCCTACCTGTCCACGCCGGCGACGCGCGGGAAATGGAAGAACATCCCGAAGACGGCGACGACGAACACGGGCGGTTACCTGTGGCAGGATTCCGGTTTCATTCCGGTCATCCCGGCGGCCGGCTCGGCTGCGACTCCGGAGACTCCGCCGATTGGCGTGGTCAACGGGTACCGCGCGGTTGCCTCGACGATCGTCCCGACGAACCGGGTCATCTTCGGCAATTGGGCGGACGCCATCCTGGGCATGTGGATCCCGCTCGAGATCGTGGTGGATCCCTACTCGCTCTCGCTCAATCACCAGGTGCGCGTGGTGGTCAACGCCCTGGGCGACGTGGCGGTCCGGCATGCCGCTTCGTTCTGCGCCTCGACCGACACGGGTGCGGCATAAGGGCTCGGACAAAAAACTTGTCCAACCCCTGGCTTACCCATGCGCGTTCGGTTCCTCACAGCGATGTCGGTTCGGGGACACGCCGTTCAGGCTGGCGAGGTTTTTGACGTGCCCGAGGGCGACCTTTGGCGCCTGGCCGGCCGGTTCGAGCCCGTGACGGAATCCGCCCTCCCGGCAGATCCTGAAGAGGTTGAGGAACGCGATCCGGCGCCTGGTCATCGGGATCCGAAACACAGGAGCAAGAAATGACCGACGCCGAATTCTCCATCGATCTGCAGAACATCCTCCGGCCGCAGGTGATCACGGCGAGTGGCACCGGCATCGACATTCCGCGGACGACTTACATCGACGGGCGCGCGCGCGCGATCGTTCGGGTGGGCGCCCTCTCGGCCAGCACGGTGTTCACGGCCAAACTCGAACACTCGGACGACGGCGCCTCGAACTGGTCCGACGTCCCCGGTGGATCCTTCGCGCCGATCAATGCCGCCAACTCCGGTTCGTCCCTCGGGATCGACACGGCGCTCATGAAGGAGTTTGTCCGGGTGTCCTGGACGGCGACCGGGGGCACGCCGAACCTGGTAGCGGACGGCTTCCTGGTTGGGTTTCGAAACCGAAATTAGTCCGCCGGCAATGGATGAATCCTCCCAACTACCAGCCTCCTTACCCGTCCGGGCATCCTCTGGATTTCTGGCGGCGACAGGTGGTGAAGGACGTTCAAGGGGTTCTCGGGACGCCGGGGACCTACGTGCGCCTGGTGGGGGGAAGCTCTCCGCTCACGGGAATCTGGAAGGCGCCCTTCTCGAACGAGCGCCTGGACGGGATGGGGCTTCCGGGTGTCGAGGCGGCTTTGCCGGCGCTCATCTTCCGTACCGCCGATCTGCCGGCCCCCGTCCCGGTGCATGGCGACACCTGGTCGGATGGAGCAACCACCTGGTTTGTCATCGAGGTTCGGCCGAACCCGCGGTCCGCGCTGACGGTCCTGATCCTTTCGCTGGACCCGGCTGGCTGACCTTTTTCATGGCCACCATTCGCCAGCAGTTGATCGACCTCGTGCGCGCGCGCGTGGCCGCGGTCCCTGGTTTGTCCGGTGTCTTTATCTGGCGGGTGAGTCCTTTCCCGCAGGAAGAGCTCCCGGCCGCCATCGTCCGGGACGAGATGTGCCGCTCTCGGGTGGCCGCCACCAATGTCCACGAGCACCGGTTGCAATTCTCGGTTGAGATTTTTGCGACCGACACCGAGCAGGTGCGCGGCCTGGTCGGCGCGGTCCTCGAGTCGATTGGGTTGGATGTTCGGTGGAAGGAATCCGGGGCGCCCCTCGCGGTGACCACTGAGCCCTTGTCGGATTCGATCGTAACCCAGCAGGAGGAACGCTTCCTTGCCGGCGCGCGCGTGGAGTTTGTCGTCGTCTACCGGACCCCCGCGTTCAAACCAGAGGCTGTCTATCCCTAGCAATTATGCCCCTCGCTTCGTCATCTCTCCTGATCGGGACTCATGCCTACTTCTGGCAGGACGGGCAAACCTTCACGAGCCCGTCCGCCGGAACGAGCGGCCGCAATTTACACGCGGACGCGGCAGATCCGGGCTGGGCTTCACGGTATCTCGGGATCATTGGCACCTGCCGGATCCAGGGCGCCCGCGGGGAAGCGGTCGACATCTGGGCGCCCTCACCCGGCCGGCTCCGGCTCTATGACGTCATCCCTTCCAAGAGTGACATCGTCCTGACTTACAGCCTCCAGCAGCTCAGCGCCCTGTGCATGCAGCTCCTGTTCGGCACGTCCGCGCTCGATGCCACCAGCGCCCAGTGGAATCCCACCGAAGGCCCGGGTCGGGTCAATGGCTGGATCAAGCACCAGCAGTACGATCAGAACGACGTCCTGCGAACGGTGGCCGATCTTTACTGCACGGTGTCCGTCCCGGAGGACGCCACCTTCGATCCTGCGGCGCTCACGGAAATCTCGATTGAGGCGCGGCTCCTTACCTCGAGCCTCAACACGGGCAGCCTCTAAGCGCCATGTCGTGCGTCAATATGACCGACGTGCCCCCGGGGGTCCTCGTGCGGACCGGGCTCACGTTTATGTTCAAGGCCACCGCCAAGGTTTGCGCAACGGTCAATGTCAACCTGGCGACTGCCAGCGAGTTCCAGAGTATCGACGGGGTGCAGCTCCATCAGGGTGACGAGTTCCTTCTGACCGGGCAGACGGCGCCTTCGCAGAACGGGCTCTACACGCTGGCCGCTGGCGGTCCCGAGCTGGCCACCGGTTCCTACGATGGCACCGGTACCAAGGTCATCGGCTCGCTCGGCTCCCGCTCTTATTACTGGGTCAGGGGAAACGGCACGAGTGCCGTGGGCGAGTCCACGCTGACGGAGAGCGGCATCCTGTTGCCTGACGCCAGCGGGAACATCACGTTGCACGGCCAGATCAGCACGGTCATCAATGGTTCGCTCAAGGTGATTTCCCCCGTGCGCGAGGCTTCGCTGGATGCGTCGCCTGAGTTTATCCCGGGGTGCATCGTTCGGGTGTTGCAGGGAACGGCCAACTCCGGCACCTGGCAGTACACTGGCATTGCCAATCCGCTCCTCGGCACAACCGCGCTTCCGTGGACCAAAGCCAACGCCAGCACCGGTTCGGCCGTGGCGCCGCCTCTCTCTCCCCCTGCCTACATCAACACCGCGCCTGGCGCCCTTGATCCCTGCGCCATCCCGCTTGCATGACTGATGCGCCGGCAGTGCCGGTTCCTAGCTTCTGGGGAGGGACCAATACGCCGCCGCAGTCTCTGGACGTTTGCACTCACGCCCCTCCGGTTCCGCCCCCCGAAGTGGGCTGTTGCGCTGATCGGCTTCTCTACTCGTTTGCCCCTCCATCGGTCGAGTGGGTCATCGATCACAATAAGGGAAAGTATCCGGCCTCCGTTCAGGTCATCGCGACGGACGGCGTGGTGACCGATTCTTGTGTTCGGCACACGAATCTGAATCAAACCGTCATCACTCACACTTACCCGTACGCCGGGACGGTGATCCTACTTGTATGAGTCGCTTCTCTTGCGGGCTGACGCCCTCCGCCCCCGGGGTTGTCATCCAGGCCTTCCGGGTGAGTGGGCTTCCTGATCCTGTCGACGGAGGGGATGCGGTTCCGTTGCGGTACCTCGAGGGGACCAAGGTTGGCAACGTTCGGGGTGTCACGGTTGCGCTCAATTGGGTCGGCGGCCCCGTCGACAATTACGCCATTGCAGCCCATGGCCTGGGCAGCACGGCCCTCCAAGTCTCTCTCATTAATTCCAGTGGCAACTCGGTTTTCCTGGCCCCGTGGTTCTGCCTCGATGAGAACCGAATCCAGGTCCACGTCAGCCGGTCCTTCAGCGGCGCCGCGCGCGCCATGATCACAGCCCTCGTCCCATGAAGAAAAAACTGATCGAAGTCCTCATTCTCGGGAAAGCGATGGATTGCCTGGAGAGCCAGAAACTCCAATTCACGCCGGCCGGGGAGATCCGCTACACGCGCGCGCGCAACGCCGTCCGGGTCCACCGCGAATCGTTTCAGAAACAGGTGCAGGAAGCTTACGAGAAGGAAGGCGTCCAATCCCGGGAGGCTTTCCAGAAGGCCCACGACACGGTCCTCGAGGCAATCAATGGCGAGGAAGTTGAACTGCAATTGCCGCCTCCCATCCCGGTCGAATGGATCCTTGAACTGCCCACCCCGAGCGCCGCCGAACATGACGCGATCGCGGTTCTCACGGACGTCGTCCTCGGGACTCCCGACTCTTAACCACCCATGAACCTCGACCTTCTCCAGAATCTTGATTTCAAAAAGAACCGGTTCCTTCGGGGGGCTCCGCAGATTCTGACGACGGAGCCGGTCGATCCGATCCTGGGCGAGCTCCTGGTTTACGACAGCACGGCGCCGGCCGCTCAAGCCAAGCGGCTCGCCGTTTACGACAGCATCAACGAGGGATCCCCGTTCTCCACCTGGCGGCTCCTGGCCGGCCTGAACCGCAACGACGAGGTGACTGGACTCTGGTCCTGGCGGCCGCCGATCCGCGGCGGTGGCATTGGCTCCGGCGCCCCCTTCGTTTTGAGCGGTCCCACGGCTTTCAATCCCAACCCGGGGACGCACCTTCAGAACTGGACCCAGCATCTCAACGCCGACTATCTGGACGGCCGCGGGGCGGAGGAGTGGGCCGACGCCGCGCCGTCCGGCCTGGTCATTCCCGTTGCCAACACCACCGGGCAGCTCCGGGTCAATGATCCGGTTAAGGACTTTGATGCGGTCAACCGGCGCACCCTCCTGGCGACCGCCGCGGGCCTGGTGGTGGTGGCCCCCTGCAAGGCGGCCACCGTGGCGCGCCTCGCCGGCGCCCGGTCCGGCAATGTCATCACGGCTTCGGCGAACGGGGTGTATGCCCCGGACGGAGTTACCCTGGCGCTCAGTGACCGGGTCCTCCTGAAGGACCAGGAGCAGGGCGGGACCGGCGTCGACAACGGAATTTACACGGTCACCACCCTGGGCACGGCCAGTGTCCCGGTGGTCCTCACGCGCGCGGCCGACGCGGACGCGACCGGGGAGCTCACGGTTGGCACGCTGGTTTTCGTTTCGTCCGGCACCGTCAACGCGGCGACGCAGTGGAGTTGCCAGCGGCCGCCCGGGACCGGCGGCGGTTCGATCATCGCCATCAATTCGGACATTCAGCTCTGGCAAAAGACCTTCGGGCAGAGCGCCTACACCGAGGGTCGGGGCATTAAGTTCAACGGGCTGGAGATCAATTTCTGCCAGATCACCGATTACACGGTTGGGTCGATCTTCTGGGCCAGCGGGGCCAAGACGGTTGCGCCCATCGTTCCGCCTGGTGCCGCGCAGTTCCTCAAGCACACCGGGGCCGCCGGCACGGCTCCTTTGTGGGCCTCGATCGGGATCTCGGACATCTCCGACTGGCCCGACGTCGTGACCGCGCCGGGGCTCGGGGTTACGCCGCGCATCGCCCGGTTTTCCGGCACCACCCAGATCACGGACTCCAAGCTGGAGGACGTCACGGGCACCATTCGCGCCTGGGGCAACAGCGTCCTCTCTCCAACGACCGGGCTGGGCGACAACACGCACCCGTTCGGCTTTCTGTGGACGAGTCTGTTGCGCCTCAAGCCGACGGCCGGTTCCACCGCGGGCACGACTCCCGTCCTCAATCTCCTGGGCATCCAGAGTGACGCCAACGACTCGAACACTGACCACAAGACGGTGGTCACCTGGGGAGTTGCCGCCGTCAAAAACTGGCTGGGGTTCTCGGCCAGTGACATCGCAGCCGTCCCTTCGAGCCGGCAGCTCACCTTTGTCGGCGACACCCTGATCCAAGTCGCTACTCCAACGCAGGACCTCTCGGCTGATCGCACATGGAATCTCTCCCTCAACACCGCGACCCTCGATGCCCGTTGGGTGACGGTTGCCACCGCGCAGGACGTCACGGCGGTGAAGCGGTGGAAGGCTGGCAGCGCCAGCACCGCCCTAATCGAATTGTGGGCCACCCCCAACGCGGTCCCGTCCCTGTCGATCACCGCCGGCGGTTCGGTTCAGTGGGGTGACGGGCTCGTGGCTCCCTTCGCCGGCATCCAACTTCAGAACGATCGGCTGACCGTCTCGGGCAAGGCATGGGAATTCGCCTCCACGTCCCAGGTCAAATTCACCAGCGCCATCACGACCACCGGCGCCCCCACCTTTGTCCTCGGCCTCGACGCGAGTGACATGGTTCGCCGGGTGAACCTCGGCGATCTCCTGACTTACACGGGCGTGCCGTTGCTCGCCGCGAACGCGGTCGGGTACGGCGACGCCTCCGGCCGACTCACTGGGAACGCCGCCACGCTGCGGTTCGACTTCACGGCCGGGCAGGAGAAGCTGGGCATCCGGTGCACGCCCGCCTCAACGCTGGACGTCCTTGGCACGTTCAATCTCTCTAACACGGTGACGTCCGGGCCATTCCCGGGCGGCCTGATTGGCGTCGTTGATAACTCGGCCAGCAACGCCGACTGGAATAGTCGCAGCCTCTATGGGCTGTACGTGAGCGCCAACAAGAACGGCGCCGCCACCTTCATCGGGAGCGCCAACCTTTACGCCATCACCGGCACGGCTGTGATCAGCAACGGATCGGTGAGCGGGCTGGTCGGGGTCCGCGCGAACATCAACATTGGCGCGGCCGCCGGCGGGCCGACCGTCAACAACGTTTGGGCTTTCTATTCGACCAGCGCCACTCCTGCCGGGATCGCCGGGACGATCGGGGCCTACACCCACTTTCACGCCGACTCGCTCTCGACGATGCCGCAGCCGGGTGAGCATTACGGGTTCCGGTGCGTCAACCTGGCCTCCGGCGCCGGCGCCTCCCGCACCGCCGGCCTTCGCCTGGATCTGGTCAGCACCGGCCTGGGGCAGCGGTTCAACATCTATGCGCCCGGTGATGCGGTCAGCTATTTCGCGGGGCCCATCGGGCTGGGCGTGACGCTCACTCCGGCCGTCACCAGTCCGCCGTCAGCCATCACGCCCACCGCCCGTCTGGAATTCGCGGTTGGCACGACGACTCTGGCGCCGATTCGCTTCGCCCCCACCAGCGCCCTCACGTCCCTGCTTTCGCCGCCTCTCGCCGGCCATCTCGAATCGACCGGGGACCGCCTCAACTTCACCGACACGGTTCCCAGCCGGCACGCGCTGGCCTTCTACGACGATCTCGGATTCACGAACGACAGCTCCGCCACTCCTGTCGGCGGCGTCATCTTCGATCAGTCGGCGCACATGCTGGCGGCGCTGGACCTGGCCAACTCCATCGGCCAGGGAGACTTCACCTTGTGGGCGCGGTTTCGAATGCCGGCTGCGTTCCGGGGGCCGAACGTGGACGGCGTTTGCGGCGTGTCCTCCAGCAGCTCGACCGGCCTCACCTACAACAACGCGGCCAAGATCGTGATTGGTTCAGCCGGCCAAGTGTATTTCTACATCTCGACGGATTCGGGCAACTACCGGGTGCTCAAGACGGTCGGCCTGTTCTTCAGCGTGTACGGGGGGAAGGTCGTCGACGTGCTCGTGGTTCGGAAGGGAAGCGCCGCGCCGACCCTTTATCTCAACGGCACCGCGCAAGCCGTGACCGACACGCCTGGTGGGGCGACGCCGCCGACGTGGGACATGGCGGTCAATTCCAGCTACCTGCACGCCGGCAAGGACGACACCGGGGGCGGGAGCGTGCCCGAGATTATCCGGGTCGCTTTCTTCAACTACGCCATGACCAGCGCCGATGCGCTGGACGTCTCTCGCCAGGGCCGCGTCGCGTCCGCCGACAAGTATGGGTCGATGACCGGGATGACCGTCACCAATGGCGGATTCGAGGGTGGGTTCGCTGCCGGGGTGCCCAACGGTTGGACGAAGGGTGGCGCCGTCACGACCGCCGACGAGGCCGCCATCTTCCACGGTGGTGCGCACGCGGTTCGCTTCACCGCCGGCGGCCTGCCGTCGACCTCGTCGAATAACTGGTTCTACCTGTCCGCCCTGGTGCCGCTCAAACGGCACCTTGTTCAGGCGTGGGCGCAGCGCGTGAGCGGCACGGGAAATCTCAGTATCGGCGCCGGTTATCAGTCCGCCGCGCTCGGAGCCATGGGCGGGACCATCTCGTCCGCCGGCACCTGGGCGCGGTTCGGTGGAGTGTGCCGCGCGGAGGGCGGCCAGACCGGAGGCCTTTACAATACCTACCTGACCCTCGCCGGGTGGACCGCCCTGGATGTCTGGCTGATCGACGACGTGACCGTGCAGCAGGTCGGGGCGATTGCCGAAATGGATTTCTCGGTCGGGTGTGGTTCGGTGATCCCGGACCGGAGCGGGCGCTATCCCGGGACGCTCACACCCGCCCAGCCAACCGCCGCGTGGGATCACGCCATCAGCACCTGTCCTCTCGAGGTGGCGAGCGGCAGCGGCACCATCGCGCGCGGCCTGCGCCGGTTCACGCAGACCATCTCGGCCAAGGACGGAGACCTGGTCACGGTCACTCACTCGCTCGGCACACAGAATCTTACGGTCGCAGTGTGGAACGCAGCCGGTGCTTCGGTGGCCTGCGCCGTGAACCGGAAAGCCTCCGACCCGACGAACGCGGTTGAGCTTGGCTTTGCTCTTATCGGGGCACCAACGCCCCCGGGCACCACGGTCAACCTCCTGGTCGTCATCATCGGTTAGGGAGCCATGCAGAATAACCTCCTGTCCGACACGCTGATCTCGGGACGAATCTTCGTTCCGTCGTCCACGTTTCCGGGTGCGCGGTTCCTGATCTCCACGTCGACCGCCGATCCCACCGTCACCGAATTCAGACCCGGGCCCCTGGAGTTCCTGCAGCGCTCGGTGCCGGGCAGCGGAACATTTTTCGAGATCACGGACGCCGGCACGCCGGTCGAACTGGGCAGCCTCGGCCGGCGCGTGCAGTACCTCTTTGTTAATGGGATCAACACGCAGGCGCCGCGGTACGACCTCGGCGGCGGCGCTCCGCCCCCCGCGTTCGTCTCCTGCTTTCGGCAAAGCCCGGTCAGCACCGGGCAGGTTGTTGAGGCTATCGCGTGGGATGACTTTGTCTCCCTGGCCAGCGCTCAAGGGCCAGCCGGCCCGGCCGGCCCGCAAGGCCCGCAGGGAAACACCGGGGCGCAGGGTCCTCCTGGCGCGCAGGGGCCGGCGGGCCAGCAGGGGATCCCTGGCGCCACCGGGGCGACGGGGGCCACCGGTCCGCAGGGCTCGACCGGCGCCGCCGGCGCTCCTGGCGCGGCCGGGGCCCAGGGTCCGAAAGGCGACCCCGGCGCCACGGGTTCGACGGGTCCGCAGGGAACGCCTGGCTCGAATGGCGCCGCGGGCGCCACGGGCGCGCAGGGGCCGCAAGGTGCGACGGGGGCCGCCGGTTCCACTGGCCCGCAGGGGCCGACTGGCGCCACGGGGTTGCAGGGCCCAACCGGGGCAACGGGCGCGACGGGTGCGACCGGCGCTCAGGGGGCAACGGGCGCTCCGGGCGGCACCGGTCCCGCGGGCGCGGATGGTGAACGTTGGTTCACCGGTTCTGGCAGCCCCGTCATCGCGGCGCCGACCGCGGTCATTGGCGACTGGTACCTCGATACTGCGTCCGGCGATTACTTGGAGAAGGTGGGGGCCTCGACCTGGACGTTCCGCGGAAACTTGAAAGGCCCGCAGGGCAACTCCGGTCCGACGGGCCCGCAGGGTGCGACCGGCGCCACCGGCGCCACCGGCCCGCAGGGTCCGGCCGGCTCCTCCAGCGGGCCGACCGTCCTCGGCTGGAGCACGGTGTCCATCAGCGCAGGCGGATCGGTCACCGGCGCCGTGTCGTCCGGCGGCACCGCACCGGGGATCGCCGACTGGGGGGACGCGCATGAGTTCAAGGTGTCCGTGCCGGTTGCCCTCGGGAATTACTCGCTCCGCATCTCGGTCCGCCCGCCGATCGACGCCGTGGACGCCTCGGGCATTTTCCCGGTCTTCCAGCGGGTTGCCGACGACAGCGGAAATCACGTCTTCCACGTCTGGGCGGTGAGTGTCACGTCGTCGTCCCTGCCGGGCTCCACGCCGTTGTCCGTTCTCACCGTCGAACTAATCCGATAACCGAAACCATGAAATCCCTACTCTCCATCTCACTCGCCCTGCTCGCCCTGTTCTCAACCTCGAGTCTCCACGCCGCCGTCAGCCTGCAGTTCGACGACGTCTCCACCTTTGGCGGCACGCTGGCCTATGGGGGCGCGGGCGGGGTGGATCCCTTGATCGGCACGGACATCGTTTTCGACCAGGTCACGGGTGTTGGAACGGTACCGTCCGGCCCCCTGGAGATCCTCGGCGGGAAGCTCAACTTCGTCACCGGCCCGAACGTGTCGGAGGGTGCGGTGGTCTATACCTTTGGCCCCGGCGGCACGTTCACACTCACCGGTACCGTCATCCGACCCGACCTATCGGTGGTTGCCTCCGGGGTTCTCCTCGCCGGTACGTTCGACAGCATCTCTGTCGTTCTGGGCCTCGGCGGTGGGCTGGGCTTGTTCAGCGGGGTCGGGACGGACACCAAGAACCCCGACCTGCTGGCGTACTACGGCCTGGCCCTGACGGATTTCCGGTTCGCCAATACCGAGATCGGCTTCTCGGCCCTTGGCCTGGAGCCGGACGGCGGCTTCGTGGCGGACGTCCAGAATGCCGACCTGACCAACGTGCCCATCCCTGAGCCCTCGACCTTATGGGGTGGGCTTATGCTCGCCGTCCTGCCTGGGCTCGGATGGATCTGGAATCACCGCAGGTGAAATCCCGGCTCGCACTCACGCTCGCGCTGGCGGCGCTCCTGGCCGGGTGCGGGTGCGTGTACGTGGCGAGCAACGGCACCTATATCAAGCGCGAGAGGTACATCCAGGCCGGCACGAACACCGTCAACAAACTCCTGCACTTCGACCTCGATTTCGAACCGTGAAACCAAAATCAAAAGGAATGCCATGAGCCTCATTGCCCTGCTTGTCGTCTTGATCGTGTTCGGCGTTTTCCTCTGGTGGTTCAACACGCTACCGGTGGACCCGAAGATCAAGTGGCTCGTCATTTCGGTGGTGGTCCTGGTCCTGATCATTTTCGTCCTGAACGCCTTCGGGATTTGGGAAGACATCAAGGCGGTTCGGGTTCCCAAAATCTAACCCCCATGAATGATTCCCCTGGACCGACGCCGGTGGAGACGCTCACCGCCGGCGGCGACTTCGAAGTGCAGACCATGGCCGGCGCCACCGAAACCGTCCGCATCCGGCAGCTCGCCTTCGGTGAGTTCCCGGTCCTCCTGGCCGCGCAGGATGACGAGGTGGCGGCCGCCTGTCTTTACACCGGCCGTGACGCGGAATGGGTGGCGGGCCTCACCATGGAAAGCCAGGAGCGGGTGGTCCTCGAGGGGGAAAGAATCAACGCGGATTTTTTCGTGCGATGGTTCCAGCGCCGGCTGGGGCGCCAGGAGAAACTAATGCCCGGCTCAACCGAGAAGTTTCTGCGGCGCGCAACGGATCCGGAAGCCAGCCCACGATCTCCCTCGCTCAATTTGCCGCCACCGCCAGTGCGATCACGGGCCTGACCCGTACCCAGGTCCTCGGCGAAAGTCCGGCCTGGCTCGCTCTCCTTATGGAAGCCCACGAGAAACGTCGCAGTGACCAGGCCCTCCTCGAGGGGCAGGTGGTGCTCGCGGCGACGGCCGCCAGTCAAACCAAGGACGGCCAGCGGTTGTGGAACAAGGTGGCGCGCGGGCTCGAGAAGCGGGCGGCCGCCGGCTAGAAGGGAACCATGGCAGAGGCAACCTCGAACGTGGTCGGGATCAAGCTCCAGGTGTCTGGCGCCGCGGCCATGGCGGCGGAGTTTAAGAAGGCGAGCGCCGGGCTCGAAAAGTTTCAGGCCAGCCTCAAGTCCACCGCGACCACCCTGGCCGGCATCGGTGCGGCCTTCATCAGTTTCCACGCGCTCTCCGGTTTCTTTAAGGCGGCTCAGGAGTCGGCGGTTGCCACGGCGCAATTGGAACAGGCGCTTCTCTCCACCGGCGAGGGAGCCAAGGTGACCGCCAAGGAATTCACGGACCTGGCGGACGAGCTCCAAAACCTCACCGGGGTTTCGGACGAAGCCATTCAGGACGTCTCCCGGCTCATCCTGGAATTCACCCGGTCCGCGGAGATGGCCAAGGCGTTCACCCCGATCGTCCTCGACATGGCGGCGGCCATGGGGACCGACGCCGTTCAAGCGGCCAAGGAGCTCGGCAAAGGCCTGGCCGGGGAAACCATCTCCATCCGGGGTTTCAAACTGCAGGCGGCCGACGCCACCGAGCTCTTGGAGAAATTGACCGCGGCCGTGCACGGGCAGGCGGCGGCGGCCATGCGCGCCAAGGGTCCCATCGAAGCCCTGCGCGTGCAGTGGGGTGAATTCGAAGAGGTGCTCGGCGGGTTCCTCACCGCGACAACCGGCGACTTTTTTCAAGGCGTAGCCGACGGGCTCAAGCGGTTGAACGCTGAGCTGAAGGTTTTCAAGAGTGAGCATCCGGAGCTCCTGGCCTTCCTGCGCGACCTGGGGGGCTCCCTTGGCAAACTGGTTTCGGACAACATGGGCAAGCTCGCCCTCGGTGTGGCGGGCCTCGTGGGCGCCGGTGGGTTGGCGCTCCTGGTGACTGCCTTTGCTTCCATCTCGGCTCCCATCCTGATCGCGGCGGCGGCCATCGCGGTCCTCGTGGCGGCACTGGTTTCGTTCTTTGCCGCCCTCAACGCCCAGGCCATCGCCGACTGGATTGGCGGCATCAAGATCATGGGCACGACCGTCCAGGACTATCTCGTCCTGGCGATCAAGGAGGCTGAGCTCGCCTGGGTTGAGCTCAAGTCGGTTGTCACGGGCGGGGATTTCTCGAACGAGATCCGAACCCTCACCGGGCAGATCGCGGAGCTGACACTCAGGATTCACGCGGCGCGCAAGGCGGCTGCCAGCACTCCGGCCGGCGGCGGGACCGTCGGCGCGGCATCTCCGGAGTCGATGGCCTCCCGAAAGGAGATGCTCGAACTGGCGCAGGCCCAGCTCGAGATCGGCCTTCGCAATGCGGAAACCGATCAGGAGCGCTTTGACATCCTGGCCCGGCAGCTCGCGGTGGCGAAGGAGCTGGAAGCCATCAGGCAAAAGGAAGCCGGCGACATTACGACCGGGGCGCTCCTTACCGAGAAGGGCCTGAAGGCGGCCAAGGAATTGACGACCCTGGCCGGGCAGCGCCTGGCGATTGAGAAGCAAATCTCGGACCTCCACGACAAGCAGGCGGAGCGGACCTTTGCTGGTGGAACCGCCAAGCGCTTCAAGGAATTCCAGGAAACCCAGGCGATCGAATCGGAGCAGGGCCTGGGCGGCGCAAAGGCGGGCGCCGTGGCGGGCATCCAGGAAGCCATGATGCAGCTCGGGACCACCGCGCAGATGGTCGGGCGCGCGATGACCACCTTCATCGGTGGCGCGGTCGACTCGATCGCCGGCGGCATCAAGGGGCTTCTCTCCTCGACCATGTCCTGGGGGCAGGCTCTCCGGTCGATCGCCGGCGGCATCCTCAACTCGGTGGTCGACGCCATCTCGCGGATGTTCGCCGAGTGGATTGTCGGGCGGCTCCTGGTGAGCGCCACCGAGAAGACGGCCGCAGCCAGTGAGGCGGTGGCCAAGGCTCCCAGCGCTCTTTTGACTTCCATTACCTCCTACGGCGCGGCGGCCGCCATCGGTATTGCCGCGCTCCTGGCGGCCATGTCGGCTCTCGGCGGCGGGTTCCAGTCAGGCGGGTTCACCGGCGCCGGCCCTTCCGGCGAACCGGCGGGGGTTGTCCACCGCGGGGAGTACGTGGTGCCGGCTCAGACCGTTTCCCGCCTCGGCGTGGGCCGGCTGGAGAAATCCCTCACGGCGCCGCCGGGTGCAATGCCGGGGGTCCAGCTCGTGGTTCCGGTGAACGCCATCCCTCGGCTCGGCCTCGATTGGTTCCAGCAGGCGGCGGCCGGGATGGCGCCGGGTGGCCCCGGGGCCGACCCCGCGGGCGGGCCGCGGGCAATCAATCAGAAGCTCAACGTTTACCTGGACCGCCGTGCCTGGATTGCCGCCAGCCGGGACGACATTGAAGCCATCGCCATCGATGCCGTGGCGCGGTCCGGCTGGAGGGTTCATGCGTGAAGTGACTGTTGACGGTAAGACCGCCTGGCTGGTCGACCATCCCTCCGACTGGCTGGTGCTCCCGATCCTCCGGCTCACGGTGCCGGTTTCGATTGAGCGGGGGATGACCGGCCGGGAGAACCGGCGGCCGGCCGGCGCCACCCTCCGCGCGGAGATGGAGTGGCAGTCTGTCCTCCCGGCGGCCGCGGCGCAGTCCCTCCTGTCGGGTCTGCAGGCCTACGCCGGGGTTCCCCTCATCGTTCCTGTCTGGCCCCTGGCGACCTGTGCCGGGGATCCGGAAGAGCTGGCTCTGGTCGGGGGGCTCCTGGTGGCCTGGCGCAAGGAGGCGACCGAATGGGCCATCGGTTCCTCAATCGGGGATCCGACAGCCTGGGAGTGGATTGCGCCGGCGATCGTGGGCGCCTTCGGCCGGGCGCCGGAGGCCTTCGCGCTGAGCCCGGAACTGTTCCGGGTGTCCTTCTCGGTTCAGGAAGACGGGCCGGCGGCCTACGCGCTCACGCCGCCGGCGTACACCTTTCTCCCCGGGCCGTCCCTGCCCGACGGGACCCATCCCTCCGTTTTCCCCTGGCCGGTCAACTGGACCAACGCGACTCGTGCGGCGACGGCCGATCTCGAAATCGATCGGCGGGACCTCGGGCCTGGCCGGGAAAGCGCCAGCGCCATCTACCCCCAGGAAGCGGAGCGCCCGGTTGAGGGGTTGATCACCCTGTCGGGGTCAACCGACATCGCCCTGTTCCTCGCCTGGTGGTTCCAGGAGGGGGGCAATGCGGCCGGGCACTGGACGTCCTCCCTGGCGGCTCCCACCCGCCTGGTGGCCGACTCGCTCGCCGGCGCCACGCAGCTCACGGTGGCGGCCGCCGGCGCCCTTCAGCCCGAGCTGGCGATCCTCCTGCACACTTCCTACGGGCCGACGGAGGCCGCCCGGATTGCTTCGGTGGCCGGCAACCAGGTAACCCTCGCGGCGCCCCTGGCGAACGCATGGGAGGCCGACGAGGCGGTTCTGATGCCGCTCATGCTCGCGCGCCACGCGCGCGCGGTTGTGGAGCTTACTTTCTACAGCCTGGGGCTTGCTGAGACGCGGATGGCCTGGCGGGAAGTTTCCGCTGAAGACGTCCTCCCCGTTGACGAGGTTCGCGGCTCCACCATCGGCCGGCTCCCGGAGCGGGCCTGGCTTTACACTCTCCACATGGACCGGATCGGGGCCGTCTCAACCGAGCGCTTTACCTCCTACGAGGACGACCTCGTTTCGGCCGGGGAGTTTTTCGTTTCCCGCCCATGCGACCATTCCGAAATCCGCCAAACGATCCGGCTCGACCGGGACGAAATCACCCTCTCCCTCCGGTGGTGGCCCGGGTGTCCCCTTTCGGCCTTCCTGCCCGGGAAGCTCGATACGCTCGTGCGCCTCGTGATCGAAGCGTGCGAACCCAAGAACGGGCAGGGGTTGAACCCACGCCAAAGGTTCAACGGCCAAATCACCGGCGTTGAGTTTGATGGTCCCTACCTCCAAGCCTCGGCCGCCGGCGCCTCGAGTCTTTTTGACCGGCAGGTGCCGGCTCTCCTTTTCTCGCGGATCTGCAATTGGGACGTGTACGGGCGCGGGTGCGGGCTCGCCAAGGCTGACTGGCAATTCTTCGCCCAGGTGCAATCGGTGGTCGGGACGCGGCTGGTCCTCCACAACTTCACGGCCCCGACTGGCACCGGCGGGGTGATGCCGCCGGGCCTGAACACCCAGGTCGATTGGTTTGCCCTCGGGATCCTCGCGCGCGGGGATGGGCTCTCCGCTTCCTTCATTTCCCGCAGCTCCACCTTTTCCGCCGGCATCCTGACCGTTGAACTGGACCGCTCTCTCTCCCCCCAGGTGATCCCGGGCGCCACGGTGAGCCTGGTGCCGGGGTGCGACGGCCGGAGCGCCACCTGTCGGGCCTACGTGGCGGTCAGCAACCCGGAGGGGAAATTCAACAACTTTGCCCGGTTCGGCGCCTTCCCTGAAATTCCCGAGACCAACCCGGTTGTCCAGCCCATGGGGACGCCGACCGGCGGAGGCAAAAAGTGACCGGCCTCGAACGCCTGGAAGCCGCGGCGGCCGCCTGGGAGGGCACTCCCTTCTGCGAACGGAGCGCCGTCCGGGGCGCTGGCGTCTCCTGCAGCATGCTTTGCTTCAGCGTTTACCACGACGCCGGCTGGCTCCCGGACCTCGTGGTTCCCAATGCGCCCGTCGGTTGGAGCCGGTCGCAGAACCGGAGCATCATGGAAGAGTACCTGGACCACGGGGAGGGACTCGAGTGGTTCGCCCGGGTGGCGGCCGTTGATGCCATGCAACCCGGGGACCTCCTCGGGTTCCGCCTGGGGCATTGCATTCATCACCTGGCAATCCTCCTGGGCGGCGGCCGGGTGGTTTCCTCGGTTGAGCAGCTCGGGGTGCGGATCTCCCCCTGCCTGCAGCCAGTCTGGTTTAAACGCCTGGCGGCCGTCTGGCGCCCGACCCATCCCTCCACATGAGCTCCAAAGGTTCGCGCGATCAGGGGCAAACGGACGACGTGCCCGTTGAACCCGAAACGCTTTCCACCGCGCAGGAGTCCATCCCTGTGCCGTACCTCGCGGGTACCCGCCTGGTGGCGATCCGGTGGATCAGCCTGCCCTTCGCGGTTTTCGCCGTGCAGGCCAAGGACGAAAAGCCGGGCAAGAAATAAGGAACACCATGGGCGGCGGAGGCAAAGACTCGGGCAGCGCCAAGACCTACGATTACTTTGGAACCGTGGCCGGCCTGGTTTGCTGGGGACCGGTGGACGGGATCCACTCCATTTTGGTCGACGGCAAGGAGGTTTTCGCCGCCCCCGCGGGCGGCCTGGCGCTCACCGAAGACGTGACCGCGCTCCAGCCTGTCGATTCCAAGTGGCTCCAGCCCGGCGGCTCCATCAAGATTTACCGGGGGACGCAGTTGGGAGGGGACCCGGTGTTGGCCACCCTGAACCCTCCTCACCCGATCTACCACGGGTTCTGCTACGTCGTTCTTCATCGGTTCCTGTTTGGCCGGGAGCGGACAGCGTCACCGAATGTCGAGGTGGTGGTCTGGCGCAAACCCAGGCCACCGTCCTTCCTTGAGCCCGTCCTCATGGAGGATGGCCAGGTCAACCCGGTGCCGGTCATGGCCGAGTTGGTGATCAGCCTGATCGGCCTGGAGCAACCGGAGGCCATCCTCGAACCGCTTTCCTGGACGGACGCCGCCCAGTGGATTTGGGCCGACCCGAACCGGCGCGCGCGCATGGCGGTGTCCGCGCTCCTGGTCGACACGGCGGACGTCCGCGCGCGGCTGGGGGCCCTCCTGGAATTGACCGAGCTCGTCCTGGCGTGGAACGAGGCCGGGCTCCTCGAGCTCCGCCGGCTGGACCTGGGCGAGATCCCGGCCGGCATTCCCACGATCGATGCCCGTCATTGCACCGGCCGGACGGTGGTGCACGGCGACGGCTGGGCGAGTGTGCCGACCGGGCTCTTTGTTCGGTTCATCGACCGGGACCGGCGCTGGAAGGAATCCGCGCAGAAGATCGACAACATCCTGGCGCGCCAGCTCCGGGGGGAACTGAACCGGGAGGAGATGGACCTCCCCTTCATCACCCGAATCGCGCAGGCGGCCGCCATTGCCGCGCGCAGCCTGGTCCGCTCCGCCCGTCCGGAGGCCACCATCAATGTCCAGGTGCGCTCCCCCCTGGCCGACCTCATGCAAGTGGGGACAAAGGTGCTCGTGGACGTGGAGCCAGAGCCCGGCGGTCAGGGGCTCGCCCAGGCCTCGATCGTCACCGAGAGGCGTGATCCCCGGGATGGCCCGGTTGCGCTCGTCCTGCGGGCCGACACGCTCGCCGAAGCCCTGCCCTACATCCCTGCCTGGATCCCGGTCGAGGAGACCGGGCTGGTGGTTTCTCCCATCGCCTATGCCCTGGTCATCCCCCTCTCGCCGGGCGGGTGGGGGAGTGACGTTGCCATCGCCGTCCTCGCCGCCCGGCCCCAGGCGGACGTGATTGGGGCGAACCTCTACTTTGCGCCGGCGGCCAACCCGGACAGCTTCACCCGGTTGGGGCAGCAGGCGGGCTTTGCGGTCCGGGTGCGCCTGGCGGTTGCGGCGGTGGAGTCGGCCGCAACGTGGACCCTGGACCTCCTGGATGGCGCCGAAAGTGCCGACGCCTACCTGGCCAGCCGGACGCCGGACGACCCCGGGGTGGCCGCCCAGGATGAGCTCCTGGCGATCCTGGCGCAGACCGACGCCAACGGGCGGGTGGTCCTGGACGCCGACGGCAGGCCGGTTCTGGAGATGGCCAGCATCGTTTCCCGTTCGGCCGTCTCCCCCACGCAGCACGCCTACTCGGTCCTGCGCGGCCGCAAGGGAACGACCCCCCTCCCGTGGCCCGTTGCCACCGAGGGCTGGATTGTCCCCCTCATCAACGTGGCGCCCTGGACGCACCCCGGGATTTCCAGCCTGGTCCGCGGGACGGCCGAGGGGCGGATCCGCTTGGTCGCTTTCACCCGGTACGGGGAAGACGTCACGACGCCGATTCCGGAGCGGGGGTTCTATTTGCCGCCGGCCTTTGAAGTGGTCCCGAGGATTGCGTGGGCTCTCCCCTCATCCAACCCGGGAACCACCGACGGGGCCGGCGGTATCGATATCGACCTCACCGCAACCGACCCGAACGGGGACCTGGTGCGGCTTTCGCTCGTCTCCCGGCGCGGCGCCGACGCGGTGGTTCAGCAGCTCCTGGAGGAGTTCCCGCAGAACAATTCCCGGCGGTTCACCAAGCGGATCACCTTTGTCGGGGAGGGGATCCACAGCCTCCAGGCCAGCGCCCGGGATTCGGCCGGGCACGAGACGGTTTCAATCTGGCAGATCGTCGTTCCTCCGGCCGCCGGCGGCGGGCAGCCCGTGCCGACCTTCAGCCCGTCCTCCGGGGAATTCTACGACTGGCTCAACGTCACGATCTCGGTTCCGCCGGGACACAATTTCCTCGCGATCGCCGTCACCCCCCCGCAGCCAAATCCGCCCAGCCGGTTCGCTTTCGCCGGCAGCGTGACGACGATCGTGGTCGGGAGCACCTGCTATGTCTGGGCCGCCAGCGGTTTCAACACCACGACTTCGCCGGTGGTCTTTGCCTCCTACATCAAACGCGGTCCCCTGCCGTAATGGCAAAGGGGAAGAGGATGCTCGGTCGCTCCCCGTTTTTCTTACAGGGCAGCCGCCCAGTGAGCTTCGGTCACGATCCGCAGCGGCAGACGTCGTTCGTCGCGGTAGCTCATTGCGGTTTCGATTTTGCGCCCGTAACTCGTGTTCGCCCACGCGGGGCTTACCTTCGAACCGATCACCAGATAATGAAGATCCAGGACGACATTGTTCAGCGGGACGCCTCCTCGTGCCATGACCTGATCCTGGCACCATTTCCGGCTGCCGGATGAAAAAGGGCCGGTGAAACAGAAAGCGTGGGAGGCGAAAACAATTTGAGGTGCTGGGTCATCGAGCGGCAACGACGTCGGCTTGTTTTCTTCTCCAGCGTACGCCGTCAACACGGTTCGCAATTCCTGAAGTTCCTCGTCCGTCACAACTCCATCGGCGTAGATGAGACTCAGCCGGTCGACCAGCACACTCGCCACCGGATCCTGCCTGAAGGAGTCGGCCCTCGTCTTCATCCACTCGCGGAAGTACTCGGCTTCCTTTTGGTTGACCACACCGTCAGCCAAAAGACCGCGGATGAGCCCGCCGATCTCATTGCTGCTTTTCCAGGCGAGCGCGCGGTCGCTGATTTGTTTCGAGAGCCGCGGCTTGAGGGAGTCGAGGCCTTGATTCAACACGTAGGTTTTCATGTCGAACCAGCCTGCCGCATTGATGCGGCCCGCTTGCAGTCGGCGAATGTCCTTAAACTCCTGTCCGGCGTTCACCTGACACGCCGTCCGGCCAAGTGACCAACCCTGCAGCAGGGGTGGTATACGGAGTGGACTATATTCCTTTTTCGGCGGTCGCTGCCTTTGTCGTAAATGCTTGGGGGACTGGCGCATCCGCCTGGATTTGAACCAGGAACCTTCTGATCCGTAGGCAGAACAGAGGTTTTTCGGCCTGCGAGTGTTCGCACGAAACCCGCGGAATCATTGGCGTTTACTGAAATGGGTGCTGCGTGCTGGAAGCGCATTTCGGGGGACTACTGGTATATGGAGTGGACTATAGAAAAGCATCTGACTGCTCACTCACTTGGTCTCATTCCGGCCGGCAATCCCGGCCATTGGAGGGGAGGGCGGCAGCACGAGACGGCATAGGAATTCCAGGCGTGGACGGCTGCCAGCATCCGCTTTTGCCAGCCCGCCTCCTCGAAGTGGAAGTGCATCGGGGCGGGCTCCCCGGGGCCGCTCGGGAGGACCTGCTGGTTGAAGGCGTAATCCACGATGAACGCAGCTTGAGAATGCGTGCGGCTGGCCGTCATCAGCATCCAGCCGTTATCGTCCGGGTCGGGCTGGTTGCGGTGGTAGCTCAGGAAGCAAGGGGTGGCCCCTTTCCGGCCGTCGGCCAAAATGACGCGGGAGGTTCCATCCCGGCGCATTTCCGCGGTGGCCATTGAGAACAGGTCCGCGAGGAAGGCTCCCGCTTGGTCCCGTTGGTCTCCGTCGAGATCGATGAGTTGCAGGACGCTCCCATCGGGAAACGCGTGCCTCCGATTATGATCCTTCACGCTGCCTCCCAGAATGCCGGATTGCCGTCGGTCGGAATCCAGCAAAGCTCCGGCCCACCCCGCCAGCCCGGCGGCACCTGACCGTAGGTCGTCGCGATGAGCGACGAGGTCTTGTCCCCGATCTCGGCGGCAATTTGTCCGTCGGAAATGCCCTGCGATCGGCGGACGGTTACGAAGTAGGCGCGGAGTCCGTGCGCCGTCCGATCTCCGAGCCCAAGGGCAGGCGCCACTCGATACAAGGCATGAGAGAGGCTCGTCGTCTCCGTAGGCTGGCCGGGGACCCGTCGACTGGGGAACCACCATGGTCCGCGCCATTTCTCGGGCAGGGCAGCGAGCCATTTCCTGTGACCTTCGATGCAGGCCCGCAGATCCGGATGGATGACGACGAAGGGGTTGACGCCATTCTTGCTCCGCTCGATCCAGAGCCAGTCGCCCTCGATGAACCCGGGCTTGCGTGGCGCGGCGTCGGTCCGCAGCCGGAGAATCTCGCTCGTCCGACAGCCGGTCAGGGCGGAGAAGAGGAGTTGCCAGGCGAGGACTTCCCCCCGCGGGTCTTCGGCCAGGGTGCGCGCCAGGAGGTGCAGCTCATTCCCCGATGCCGGACTGCAGTCCCGCGCGTGTCGCGCCCGGCTCGCCCGGTGATACCGAGGTCGACCGTGGCGGATGGGGTTGGCAATAGCCATGCCCGTGCGCTGGGCGTAATTGAGGGCATTGCTCAAGGCCTGAATCTCCAAGTCAACTGCGCGTGATCCATCGCGGCCTATGGCTTTGAGTTCCGCGCGGCGGAAATCGGCGTACCGGTCGCAAACCGGAGCACTCAATGACGCAATTGGTTCCTCGCCGATAATCCGGCGGAGGCTGCCGGTCCGGCGTTGCTCTTCGGCGCGGGCCTTCTCACTTCGTCCCTGACGGTGCTTGTCCGGAAACCCAGCACGCTCGTAGGCATCAAGGATGGCGGCGATGGTCTGGCCGCCGGCATACGGGTTGATCGCCAGTCCCAGCCGGCTACGCGCCTGGTCGGCGCGTTTCAGGGCGATTTCTTCCCTGGCTTGTTTTGGGGTGAGGGCTTGGAGCTTTCGCCAGGTGCGCTTTCCGTCAACCCAAGGGCGTTCGTACCAGGAGCTGGTTGGATTATGTCGGTAGAGTCCCCCTCCGGCAGAGGTGAAAGCTTTAAGTGGATGTGCAACCCGCCCGCCTTCTGGTCCTCCCTGATGCCCATTCCGATCCAGCGGTTCACGGCCCGGGCGCCGGACCATCCCGTCTGCGTCATGAACTCGTCCAGGTTCTGACGATACTTCTCGTCGACTTGGACCTTGATTGGTTTTGCCGGTCGCAACCGGGCATTCTTTGCTTTTCGCCTCACAACTTCTCACGGTTTTTCTGTTGCTCCATTTGGGAGCTAAAAGCTACTAAAAACTCCATGAAGCCCAGGGAAGGTCGAGGAGACGCATCCCCTGCCAAGGAAAAGAGGGGGGACAAGTGGTTGAACATCAGGGTCGGTGATGACCTGAAAAGCCGGTTCGAGGAAATTGCCAGACGCGCGGAAGTTTCGGTTTCGGACTTGGGACGAAGCGCCTGCGAGGTGTTTCTCGAAAAGGCCGACGTGGACGGAATCCTCGAAGTCAAGATGGGGTCGGCACTCCTGACGATTCGACTTCGTGAAAAACGGCAACTGGCGAAGGCCGCATGAACGATTGCCCTTCGCCCTGGATGACGGCGCGGGAAGCGGCTGAGTACCTCCGTTGCTCCGTGTCAGAGATTCATGGCCGCTTCGCCGACGGCCGCTTCAAGCGCCATTACGACGGCACCCGCCTCCTCGTCCTGCGTTCTGAAGTGGAGGCCTGCGTTCAGCAAGCGAGCGAGCCGAAGCGCAAGCGCGGCCGCCCGATCTCCCGACGGGAACCCGTGATCCTGCTCTCGTAGGGCAGCCCGTTATGAACCGCCCGCGATTCTACCGGAGCCGGCGCGGCCGCATCCCGCAACCCGGCGGCCGTGGTGCTGACGGGAAGCCTCGCGTGTGGCTCCGCCAATCCGACCAGGACCCGCAACCGGGCCCGGACCCTGGCGAAACCCCTTTTGCCGGCGCGGCCAACGGGGAGGAGATCCCGCCTCCCCCAGCCCCGGCACGTCCTCCCGCCACGTCCACAAGTCAGCGGCGGGAGGACGACAATTTCAGCCCCCCGCCAGTGCAGTCGTAGCCGATCGCCGGACCCGAGAACGAAAAAACGAACGGAGGCGTCCACCCTCCGCAACGCAACCACCTGCCCAAAACCAAACCGACCATGCCCAGCAAAACTCGCCAGCCTGCCAGTGAGCCGGTGACCAGAACCCGAGTGAGCCAAGCCGAGCTCTTTTCCAAGTTCGATTACCTGAACCGGCATCGCGCGGCCGTGAGTCTGGCAACGCGACTTCTCCGAATCCTCGATTCGGCCCCGCCAGACATTGCCGTGATCGCCCTGGAGATCGCCACCATCGCGACGCGAACGCAGGCCAACCCGAACGGGCAATCACCGACACCTGCCGTCAATGCCCCGGTGGACAACCCATGAGCTGGCCCAGTTTTTGGAGCGGGGCCAATGCACTCAGCGCGCACTGGACAGCTTCGACAGCTCGCCAGATTGCCGTGAGGCCTCGCTCCACAACTTCATCCTCGAGGAATGCGGCCGGCGCACGCGCCGCCCAACCCAGTAATCACAAATGAATCCCGAATATCACCAGTCACTTGGAATCATTGTCAGCCGTTCCCCCAATCCAACGGATGCCATCGACAAGGCCGCCCAGTGGTTCGCCAGGTCCGGTCTCTTTGGGTGCGACCGCGTCGAGCAGGGGGCCATCCTCGCCCTGACCTGCATCTCGGAAGGCATCTCGCCCGTCGAATTCTCGCGCACCTACGACATCTGCGAGGGGAAGCTGCGCAAGAAGGCGATGGCCGCTTTCGCTGATTTCCGCAAGCGCGACGGGAAAGTGAAGTGGATCGCGACTGGCGAGGATGGCCTCAAGGCAGAGGCGGAATTCACCTTCGAGGGTCAGACCGTCCGGCTTGCGTTCACCATGGATCAGGCAAAGACCGCCGGCCTGGTGAAGGACAAGAGCGGCTGGCAGCGCAACCCTGCAAACATGCTCCGCGCCCGGCTCATCTCGAACGCGCTCGGGATGCTGTGCCCGGAGATTTACGCGGGCGAGTACGACGAGGAAAAGAGCCCGGCGCCGGTAGCTCAGATCAATCTCGGTGCCATCGCTGCACCGCCGTCCACGCCGACACCCGACGCGGCCAGCGCAACCGTCGTCAACATCGAGGCCACGCCGGTCGTTGATGCCGCCGCCCCAGTCCCGCCGACGCCACCGCCTCCTGCAAGCGAGTCGCCCAGCCTCCCGACTGACATCCAGGAGAAGCTCGTCGCCGCCATCGGCGGAGAGCGGATCCCAGCTGCGACCGTGTATTGCAAAAAGGTCGGCTGGCTGGCCGAAGGCGAGCAGTTCGACCAGCTCCCGCTGAAGCGCGCGAACCAGATTCTGGCGCGGGTCGACCGATTCATTTCGGCCATTGATATGGTGGCGAAATGAGCGTGCGCCCTTCATCACTCCCGGCGCTCCAGGCGTGCCCGTGCTTCACGGCCGACCAGACAACGGGCGAGGACGACAAGGCGGCAGGAACGCTGCGACACGACGCGTTATTTCGGTATCTCGGCGGTGACGTGTCGGCGCTCGAGGACCTCGACGAGGTCGACCGCGCTGGCGTCGAGTGGGCGGGCGAATATATCCGCACCCATGCGCCAACGTCCGAGTACCCGTTGGAGCGCGAGACGAAGGGCGCGTTCCTCGGGCCGGATTTCCTCGAGGTCCGCGGAACGCCGGATGTGGTGTGCGGCCCCGTTCTGTTTGACCTCAAATGGCGGGATGACGTCAGCGATTACGGCCCGCAGATGGCGGCCTACTCGCTGATGATCGGGCACGACCCAGTCAAGGTTCACATCCTCTACGCGCTGCACAAGCGGGCTGAGGTCCTCGAGTTCTCGGTTGAATCCGCCGAGGGCGTCGTGTTCCCGATCATCGACCGCGCCAATGCGCCGGACAAAAAGCCGTCGGCGTGCAGTTATTGCGGCTGGTGCGCGAACCGGCTCACATGTCCGGCGGTCATCGAGCAGGTCCAGAAGGCTCAGGTCGGCAAGCCCGCCGAGACGATCGACACCGCGGATGCCATGGGGGATGCCCTGCGCACCGCCCGCGTCGTGAAGGACTGGTGCGAGGCCGTCGAAGCCGCAGCCAAGGACATGGCCTTCAAGAAGGGGGTCCTCCCGACCGGCTTCGCGCCCGTGACACGCGCCGGCAACCGCGAGATCCCCGACATCAACCAGGCGTTCGGACTCACCGGACTGCCGCAGGGCGATTTCCTCGCCGCCTGCAAAATCAGCTTCACCAAACTGGTCGAGGCCTTCGCCGGATTCCACGGCATGAAGAAGGCGCCCGCGGAGCGCGACCTTGAAACAAAGCTCGGCGACGCAATGCGGCGCACGCCGTCCATCAGCTACCTCAGAGCCGCGAAGGAATAGTCAGATGCCACGATTCAACGACAGCGAGGCCAGGCGGTTCGAACCGCAGCCCGAGGGCGATTACATCCTGCGGGTCGTCGAGTTCGACGTCGGCCTGAGCAAGGGCGGCAAGACCGCAGGCGCTGACCAGTACGAAGTCGAGTTCGAGATCGAGGGCAAGTCGGGGAGGGTGTGGGAGAACCTCATCGATCACGAGGCAACCGCGTGGAAGCTCGACTTGTTCGTGAAGGCTGCCGGCGTCGCGCCCCCGAAAGGTGCCGCGTACGAATTCACCGCCGACCGGGCCGCGAGGGCTGGGGTGGCGTTCGTCGACCCGTTCGGGCTGCGGGTGTGGGCGCGGCTCGTCGTCGACGAGTACAACGGCAAGAAGCGCAACAAGGTCAGCATCTTCTACACGGACAAGCCGAAGCTGGAGCCGGTGCGACCGGCGAAGTCCGCCGAGGCTCCTGCAGTCACGCCTGGTGACGAGGATGATATTCCGTTCTGACTGAGATGAAGCTGCGCCCCTACCAACTCGAGGTCACGAAGGCCGTCGAATCCGGCTGGGGTGAGTCATCCAAGCAGTTGGGCGTGGTTCCAACCGGGGGCGGCAAGACCATCATCTTCGCCGCCCTCGCCGCTTCAATGGACGTGCGGCGGACGCTCGTCCTGGCGCATCGCGAGGAACTCATCGGGCAGGCCGCGGACAAGATTCAGCGCGCAACCGGGATCCGTGCCTCAGTCGAGAAGGCTGAGCGATGGGCCGACCCCAGCGCCCGGGTCGTCGTTGCCTCGGTCCAGACTCTGAAATCCGAACGCCTGTTGCGCTGGCCGGAGAATCACTTCGACCTGGTCGTGTGCGACGAGGCGCACCATGCGATCAGCGATTCGTGGCAGCGGGTCCTGCGGCACTTCGATATGCACGCCAACGTGCTCGGGGTTACGGCGACCCCCGACCGTGGCGACAAGCGCGAGCTGGGCACTTACTTCGAGCGGGTCGCCGCCGAGGTGCGCCTGGTCGACCTCATCAAGGACGGTTACCTGGCGCCGATCACGATCCGCACGGTGCCGCTCCAGATCGACTTGTCCCGCGTGAAGTCGACCGCTGGCGACCTCGACGCCGGCGAGCTTGGCGATGCGCTCGATCCCTACCTCGACCAGATCGCCGAGGAACTGAAGCGGCACGCGGCCGGTCGGCGGACGCTGGCGTTCCTGCCGCTCATCGCGACCTCGAAAAAGTTCGCGGCGGCGTGCAGGCGCGCCGGGCTCAGGGCCGAGCACGTCGACGGGTACGATCCCGAGCGGGCGTCGAAGCTGGAACGCTTTGCAGCGTGGGACTGGGACATTCTCAGCAACGCCATGCTGCTGACCGAGGGCTTCGATGATCCCGGCATCGACTGCGTCCTGGTCCTGCGCCCGACCCGGAGCCGGCCGTTGTACGCGCAGATGGTCGGCCGCGGGACGCGCATCGAGCCGCTCAAGGACAACCTGCTGATCCTCGACATGCTCTGGATGCATGAACGGCACTCGCTCGCGCGGCCGGCGAATCTGATCGCGTCGAGCGACGAGGAAGCGGACGCGATCACAGAGATCGCCGAGCACGATGCGGCAGGCGGCGAGGTGGATTTGCTGGAGGCAGCCAGCGACGCGGCGTCGCAGCGCGAGGAGAAGCTCCTGAAGAAGTTACAGGAGATGGCCACGCGCAAGGGCAAGTACATCACGGCCGAGGAATTCGCGCTGAAGCATCACGAACTCGCGGTCGCCGAGTACGAGCCGGTGATGGCCTGGGAGACTAAGCTGATCACCGAAAAGCAGGCGTTTGTACTGAAGCGCGCGGGCATCGACCCGGCGACCGTTCGCGGGCGCGGCCACGCATCCAAGCTGCTCGACATCCATTTCCGGGGGCAGACGCTCACCCTGGCTTCACCCGCCCAGCGCGAGTTGCTCAGCCGGCTCGGTCACCCAAGCCCGGACACGGCCTCCATCGTCGAGTTCAGGAAATTCATGAAGGAGGTACGGGCGTGAGCCTCAACACGACCAAGGTCCGTGGATCGCGCCTCGAGCGCGACTTCGTCATCCGCTGGTCGGCGCTGAAGCGCGCACCCGAACTCGACCGCGAAGTGAAGGTCCTTGGTCGGGATTTCCGCTTCGACTTCGCGCACCGGGCGTCTCGGGTTCTGGTCGAGATCGACGGCGGCCTGTGGCGTGGCGCCAGGGGCGGGCACACGTCGGGCGCCGGCGCCGCGCGCGACCGGGAGAAGGACTTCCACGTCATCATGCTGGGGTGGGTCGTGGTTCGCCTGAGCCCCGACATGGTGAAGGACTGGAAAACCCTCGAGGCCCTGGCCGAGTTCATCCGGCGCAAGGCGGACGGGGAGGAAGACCCATGACCAATGGCAACCCTCCGCGACCAACTGAACTGCGCCGAGCGCGAGCTCGCCCTTCGCGAGCGCGCTTACCCGAAGTGGATCGCCGACGGGCGACTCACAAAACCCAGGGCCGATCATGAAATTGCCTGCATGGGGGCCATCGTCGGCACGCTCAGGCGGCAGCTTCTTCTCGCCGAGGTATCCGATGAAATCCTGAAGGGCCTTCCCCCGCTTCCCCCATGCGCTCAGACCTCGAACGGGCCGAGTCCTACCTCGCCGCCATACCCGCCCCAGGCGAGGGCTCCCGCAACGACGGTCTCAACCGGGCCGCCTTCGCCGTCCGCGAGAGATTCCCCGGCGTCGGCGAATCAGACTTCGCTCGGCTTATGACTGAATGGTCCGGCCGCATGATCCCACCGCTGTCCAATGGCGAGATCACGACCACCATCCGCTCTGCCTGGAATGGTGCCGCCAACCGCGGGACCGTCGGCGCCAAAGCCACCGCGCCGCGCGCCAGTCACAACGGGAGGGCCTCGGCGCAAAGGGCAAGGTCTTCACAGCCGGACCCCCTCCGATCGCCTCCTGCAGCCTCCTACGAGGTTCCGGAGCTGGATTGCCTCCCGGACGCCGTCCCGCACGGCGCCGTCGAGCTGCTGCGGGCCGCCTTCAGCCCCGACGAGGGCGTCCGCATTGCCCAGGGCCGAATCGACGAACACGACGGCCGCGAGGTGCCCAAGGACGAGGGCGCGGTGTTCACGGCCGCGCAATGGATCCAGATGATGGAGACGAAGGGCGGGCCCAACGGCCTCTGGTCGTCATCCCGCGGCGCCGGGGTCTTCATCGGCATCAACCCGATGAAACCGGGCGGGGCCAAGGACGCCGACGTCTCATCGTACCGCCATGCCCTGCTCGAGATCGACGTCGGCCTGTCGCCGGTCCAGCAGTACGCCTTATGGATCGCCGCCGAGATCCCCTGCGCCGCCATCATCTCGTCGGGCGGCAAGTCCGTCCACGCCTGGGTGCGGATCGAAGCCGTCGACCGCCGCGAATACGACGAGCGGGTCACCTTCCTGCACCAGCACTTCGCTGCGTACGGCGTCGACGCCAAGAACAAGAACCCGTCCCGGTTCTCGCGCCTGCCCGACAGCAAGCGTGGCGCACGCCGGCAGGAGCTCCTTGCGCTTGGCACCGGCTGCCCGTCCTGGTCCGAGTGGCGCAAGCGCCTCGATGGCGACGCCCTCGGCAAATCCGTGGGGATCGATGAGCTGCTTGACCTCGACACCCGGCAGGATCCGAACTGCGTCATCGGTTTCCGTGGCGGTGAGACGCTCCGCTACCTGTGCAAAGGGAAGTCCGCCTGGCTCCTTGGTCCATCCGGCATCGGCAAGTCGTCACTGGTGACCGAGTTTGCCGTCGGCTGGGCGATGGGCCTGCCGGTTTGGGGGATTACGCCGGCGCGGCCCCTCAAGTCCCTGATCATCCAGGCCGAGAACGACCAGCATGACCTGGCAGAGATGGCCCAGGGCATCGCCGCCGCCTACCAGCTCGACCCGCGCAGCGAGCAGCTCGCCGCCGTGGCCGCCAACGTTCGGTTCCGCAGCGAGACCCGGAGCGTCGGCGCTGCCTTCGTCGAGCGCCTGCACCGGATGCTGGACGTCGACCGGCCGGACATCGTCTGGATCGACCCTTTGCTCTCCTTCGCCGGCATCGACGTCTCGAAACAATCCGAGGTCAGCACCTTCCTCCGGGCCCAGCTGAACCCCGTGCTCGAGTCGACCGGCGCCGTCGCGATCGGCGTGCACCACACCGGGAAGCCGAAGTCCGCCAAGGAAACCAAGGGCTGGACCGCCATCGATTGGGCCTATTCCGGCCTCGGCTCGTCCGAGCTCGTGAACTGGGCCCGGGCGGTGATGCTCCTGCGCCCGGTCGATGGCGGGCTCTACCAGCTGATGCTCGCCAAGCGCGGCCGCCGGGCCGGTGCCACCCACCTCAACGGGGAGCCGACCTCGAGCCTCTGGCTTCGCCATGCAGATGTTGGCATTCGCTGGATACAGTCTGAGGCCCCTTCCGAGCCCGCCGAGGGTGAGGACAGCGGAGGAGAGGGTTGCGGCGGTCCTGGACGATCCCAGCGCGGCACCGGTTCTCGCGGCCGCCCATCCGCCGTCGAGCGCGCGGTCTCCACCCTCGACTTCTCACCCTTCAGCGCCTCGATGCCGGCCGACGGCCTGAGCCAGCGCAGGACCATTATCCTCCTGAAATCCTGGCTGGCCGAACGCGGTCAGGGAATGGGCGACACCGCCATCCGTGGGCTTCTCAACCGGCTCACCGACAAGACCACCAGAACCCCCAACCTGAAGCTCGAAAATGACCTCTATTTCAAAGCCTGAAATCAGTGCGCGGAAAGTGCGCGAAAAGTCACTGCACGGAATATCCGCGCACTTGGCAAGTGTGGTGCGCGGAAAATACACCTTTTTTTACCCCTTAAGGGGTATAAAAAAGGGGGGTGTATTTCCGCGCACACCCACACCCCCTACCCCCAGAAAAACACAAAAACACTTTCCGCGCACATTTCCGCGCACCCTGACCGTGGGCGCCATTCTGGAGGGGGTACGATGAGCGTGGGTGACAGGCCGGCGTTTCCAGTTCCGCAGCTCGGCGATTCCATGTTCGGCGAGGGCGGGCTCACGACGTACCAATACCCGGGCAGCTCCGGCATGACCTACCGCCAGTGGCTCGTCGGGCAGGTCCTGTGCGGAATGTGGGGTGACCCGGAGTTAGCCTGGACACGTGACCAAATGGCCGAGCAGGCCCTCGACCAGGCGGACGCCGTGATCAAGTGGATGGACATCGAGGAGCAAGGGGCGCGCAAGCTCAGTTCAACTACTGACCCGCGATGAAGATCAAAGGGCCTGCCCGCTTGCCTGAGCCTTCGACGCCATCGCCGGAATTCGGCCGGTGGTTCTTTTGCCACAACTGTCATCCCAAGGAGGGACCGGCCATTCCCATCACGGGGCGGATGACGATTGCCGAGGCCATGGCTCATCTGCGCGAGAAGCACGGGCTCAATGCGTCCGGCGGCGATCCTGGAGGCACATGCAGGGTGCTGATGCACGGCGACGGTCCGAACTCGAGTGTGTGGGTCTACGTTTGGAAGGTCGGGGAGGTGACCCTTTCGGAACACGAATGCCAGCCCCGGAGGCCACTACGATGAGCGAAAAAAAGATTGAGACCCTGTTCCCCAATTTGGTCGCGGCCGAATTGATTTCGGCTCGAAGCAAGAACGCACCGTTCAACTCAGCGCATGAGGCTTATTCGATAATCCTCGAGGAGATCGATGAGTTCTGGGACGAGGTCAAAAAGAAGAGGGCCGAGCGGGATCGAACAACGATGCTCCTCGAACTCATTCAAATCGCCGCGATGGCCCAAAGGGCGGCCGAAGACCTTGGATTCGTCGTTCAATGTACCGAACGAAGGCTCCGGCGATCTAAGCCTTTGGCCATTTCCTCCAACAACGATGAGCGAGAAACACCATGATCACCAAAACCATTGAAGTCCGCGACAGGGCAACCTTCATCCCGATGCTCGCCATCCGGCTGGACCCGGGGAACGAAGCCGACCGGTATCTGCTGTCGCGTGCCGGCTACGGCGCGGACCCGGAAGATCAATGCAGCTACGTTCTGCTGGCGCGAATCAACGGCGGGGACGGGGAGTTTAAGTGCGATCCCTACGACTGGGAAACATCCGCCCGAACGATTCCTGAGGCGCATAAGTGGCTGATTGCGCACTTCGACGAGATCGAGTCGGGCGCGGTCGTGGACGTCGAATTCATCCTGGGCGAGACCGCGCAGCCGAAGGTCTCGGAGGCGCTAACGGACTCTGTGCCATGAACCCCTATGAGTGACCGTATGGACAGAGACTACCTCAGGGAGATGGCGAAGCTTCTGGAGGCCAAGCTTCCCGATCAACACGGGTTCATCCTGCTGGCGTTCCCCTTCGATCGGGATGACGGGCGGCTGATCTACATCTCCAACGCGCAGAGAAAGGATGCAGTCAACGCAGTCAAGGAATGGCTTATCAAAGCCAGCGGCGAGGAAGAATGGATGAAACACATTCAATGAGACCGGAACCGAACCATCGACTCGACGAGTATAGGAGACCACATCCCCAATTGGGGAACACCCCTGCCGGCGCGAATCATGGGTTCTTTCGGATCGGCGAATTGAGAGTGATCTCCTCCGGAACGCCGGGCCCCGATGACCCAACGTGGAACGCGGAGATCAAGAATTGGGAGCACGTCTCGGTGTCGGTCCTTCACCGTATTCCCTCCTGGGAAGAGATGTGCAGGGTGAAGGAACTCTTCTGGGCGGATGACGAGACGGTGGTGCAGTTCCACCCACGAAAATCCGAATATGTGAATGCTCACCCCCACTGCCTGCACCTCTGGAAGCAGGTCGGGGTGGAGGTGAAACTTCCGCCCAGGGAAACATTGGCATGAGCATTCCCATTGGCAGAGCCGTCATCTGCGACGTTTGCAACGAGGACTGGACGGACAGCGATCGCCCGGGCGGTTTCATCATTTGCGGCTACGCCACTTGTCCGGATTGCGCGAGCCGTTGGGGAGATCTCCATGCCAGGCCATTGCCCAAGCGGGTCACGCTCTGCCCAGTCTGGGAGTCCTTCGCCGACTTCATCCGGCGGGTTCGCGGACCGGATGCGGCAATCGAGATCTCCAGCGCCGAGCGGCGGAAGGAGGAGAAGGAATGACCGCCACCTATCCACCCGACTGGAAGGACATCGCCGGTCGCATCAAGGATGGCGCCGGGTGGAAGTGCGAGCGCTGCGGCCACCCGCATGAGCCGCAGACGGGCTACTGCCTGACTGTCCATCACCTCGATGGCAACAAGGCCAATTGCGACGACTGGAACCTTGCCGCTCTCTGCCAGCGCTGCCACCTGCGCGTGCAAGGTCGCGTCGTCATGGGGCAGACGTTCTTCGAACCCATGATCGAGGTGTCGGAATGGTTCAAACCCCACCTCGCAGGCTACCTCAAATCACTCACGTCCGGTCCACCGAAGGGCTATGAATCCAACACCCGATGACCTCCAAACTTTCGAGCGGGCATTCTCGTCGATGTCGGCTGGATGCCGTAGGCAGTGCAAATGCGGTCGGACGTTCTATCACCATGACCGCGACGACTATGACTGGGATCCCGGGGAGTTTGAGGGTCTTGAAGCCGATCCGAATGCAACCAGTCTGGATTACACGGTCGAAACCCTGACCATCGCAGGCACGGAATACTGCATGGACTGCGACTGCTGGCACGGGCAAGCCCGAATGATCAAAGGCTGGCTCGATCACCATGCGCGCCACGTCGCCCAATACCTGACGCTGGAGAAGCAACGCAAGCAGGCCGAGGCCGACGCATCTCCGGTGGTCGCCGACGCCCTGATCGCCGAGCAGCGGAAGGAGGGGAAGTGAGCGCCATTCCCGTCGTCGCGTTGAGCATCCGCCAGCCGTGGGCGTGGCTGATTCTGCACGCCGGAAAGGACATCGAGAACAGGTCTTGGCAGACGCGGTTCCGCGGACGCTTCCTTTTACACGCGAGCAAGGGGATGACGGTGAATGAATACTGGAACGCCCGGAGGTTTGCGGCCGGAAGGATGCTGATCGGTCGCGAGTTCCCGGGAAGATCCGAACTGGAACGCGGCGGGATCGTCGGCGAGGCGGAGATCGTCGATTGCGTGGACCGCTCGGACTCCCCGTGGTTCGTCGGTCCGTACGGGTTCGTCTTCCGCAACGCGAAGCCGCTTCCGTTCCATCCCTGCAAGGGCGCCCTCGGGTTGTTTCACGTTCCGCCATTCACCCACCAGCCTCCTGAATGAATGCCCCTGGACCTGGCCAGGCTGCAGAAGGTCAAGCCCCAGCGCCTTGCTAGGATTCGCTTCGCTTGATATTCCTCTCTCTGGTGAACCTGTGACTGGCCTGCAAATCACCGGCATGGATGCGGCCCTTCGCCGGGTGAAGAATGCCCCCAAGCAAATCAGGTTTGCTTCCATGGTGGCCGTCAATGAAACGGCGAAGATCCTCCAGCGGCACACCGTGACCGAGCTCCTGCCTGGCGCTTTCACTCTCCGCTCCCGCGGCGCCCCCTGGTGGAAGCCTGGCACGCGCATGGGGTTCAACATCAAGTTTGCCGGGAAGAGCCAAGTGGAGCCCGTCTCGATCCTCGGGAGTCGAGCCGATTGGCTGTTGCTCCAGGAGAAGGGGGGAATCAAACAGGCCGGCGGTCATTCCCTGGCGATCCCGAGGGTGGGCGCTGCGCGGCCGAAGGAGACCTCGGTTGTCCCTGCCCGCTCGAAGCCGCGGCGGCTCCTGGGGGAAAAGCGGGCCTTTGTCATGACGGCCAATAGCGGGAAACATTTCATAGCCTCGCGGCGGGGCAAAAAGCGGCTCCCGCTCAAAATCTGGTACGCTTTTAAGTCCGACGCCCACATCGATCCCATCCTCCGCTTTGGCCCGACTGAAAGTCAGCTCGCAAACAAGGTCCTCCCGGTAGAATTCCAGCGCGCCCTTGCTCGTGCTCTCGCCACCGCCAAATGACGCCGACCCCTCCTTGCGAGCCTCGGGATTACCAGGACGCCGCCGGGGCCATGCACGAGATGCTTCGTTGGGTCACCGAACCCGTGACGTCGGGTAGCCGGCAGCACCTGCGGGGTGTCCGGTGTCGTGCTCTCGCCCTCGCGTGGACCATCAACCCGGACACGCTCGGCGGCCTGAGCATGAGCCAGCTCGCCAGGCGTATCGGGGTGCGCCCCTCCACCTTTGCTGCCTTCACGCGGGAGGTGCGCGTGCGGTTCGGGATTCGAAACCGTTTCCACGCTCATGTCTGGCGACCCTGGTGATCCTCCCGCCCCCGAGGCGCCCGACGTGCTCGAACGCTGGCGCGCGCGTGAGGCCATCTGTTGGGAATGCGAGTGGTGGCAGCGTTGGGGGAAGGCCCGTTGCTGCCACCCGAAGCTCGCGTGCGCGGAATGGCACGGGCGCCATCATCCCTGGCGCACGTCTCGTCCCTGCCCGGAGGCCAAATGGTAAGGGCGACCCATCGGGGCACGCTCTCTCCCCCTTTGGTCCTCCCTCGGCCCCGTTTTCCCGGAGTTGGGAAGACAGGGATGGGCCTGCAAACGCTCTACGATGCCCGACGATCGCTTTGACTCCCGTTCTGCGCCGCTGACCCTCGCGGGCGGCCGCAGGCCCACTGGCGCCGACACGCGGGTCCTGTGGGGCCAACGCGAGGCCGAGGGGGGGGG